GGTCTATATAGTACACTCATTACCTTTGCCCAATTCTCATCTATTTGTATTTGCTGAAACTTAGTAATGTCCGAATAAGCACCATATGTCATTTGAGATAGGTTAGGCTCGAATCCGTATTCTACTGCATCTATTGTTATGAATCTTTGTAATGGTAAATCAGTCTTGCCTAAGAATGCACCTAACTCATTCTTAATCATATTATAATCATCTACTCCCAATCCTTTTAGGTATTCAACAGGTAGATTACATAAGTGCAATAAGAGCAGGGCTAGTGTTGCTTCTTCATCATCTTCGTATGCTTTTAATTCGTTCTGCAATACCAACCACTTCTTTAAAGTGATATCATCATAGGATGTAGGTATTCTTAATTCTACTTCTTTTACCATATATTGTTTTGTTTTATTATTAATATTAATTGTTTTACTTTTGCTTCTTCGTTATCTAACTTTGCTTGCATCATTATAATACCTGCTCTTAAATCTTCGTTTGTTTGTTGTAACTCTTTTGCATATAAGATTAAATCTCTAATCTCTTCTGCACTCCACGTTTGTTGTTTATCTAATACTGATGACATACTTTCCTTTGTTTGTTGCTTTTTGTGTTAACTTCATCATTGCTACATATCTTGCAGCATCCAATAAGTGGTCAAGTCCACCTTCGGGTGTATCCGTAACATAACCATATTTGTCGGTTGCGTATTGATAGGCATACATTTCGTTGATTAGGTTTTGTGATTTCTTATGTATGTGTATCTTATGATTCTGCAATACTGATATTCCGAACTTAATACTATCAGGTCCTTTCTTAACAGGCTTTGCATTGAATCCCATTCTATATAGTTCTTCTATACTTCTCGGCTCACTACTATCACACCATATCTCTTCAGATTTAGTTATGTCTAATTTATTTAGTTTGTCAGCAATATCCTTTAATACCAATCCCTTCTCATATAGTATCTCTTCTAAATAAATGTTATCACCATTCTTATATACAGCTACAACGGCTGTTGGGTCTGAACTATAACCCCAGTCCAAACCAAATGCTACGAACTCAGCTTCATAATCCTCAACTACTTCAAATGTGTATATCGCTTTATCGTTTGCAGCAAACTCACCTTTACCATAGATTGCCCAATACTTTGGATTCTTTGTTTGCAGTTCTTCAATTGCTACAATCATTTCCTTTGGCAAATAGATGTTATCTTTATATGTGGTAACGTATCTATCGCAATCTTGCATTTGTCTTAACCAATGATACGGGCTGACTGTTGGGTTATATGCTAATATGATTCTGCCTGTTGTACGAATACTTAATTGGAAATAACTTTCTTCATCTAATTCCGAAGCTTCATCAATAAAGAGAATATCCGATTTAAGACCTCTAAGCTTTTCCGCATCATCCGAATTAATAAATTGAATAGTAGATTCATTAAGTCTATAAATCCTATCAGTAATATTAAAATCATTATCGTTCCATATATCTAAGCTTTTTAGTATATCGCTGAAATCCTTCATTACAGTCCTTTTAAGCGATGGAATTGTTTTCCTTACTATTGTTATGGTCTGATTAGTTTGAAGCGCTTCTACGATAAGGAATTGAAGAATAGCGTATGTCTTACCGCTACGTGTTCCACCAATGTGTTGCGATACCCTATTAGTTGAGTTTAGTAAGTTCTCATATGTAACCGTAGTGTTAATCGTGACTTCCACTCTTATTTATGTTTACTGATATTTGATGTATCCTTTGGTCTATTTCAGCTTTCATTTCTACTGATGCTTTCTTTGGTACAATGTATTCCAATAATCTCATATAGAGTTTAGCTGCTTCAATTGGGTCACTCTTTCTAATCTTTTCTAAATCTTCTCTTAGTGCATCTAATCCACTATTTGCTAAACGAGCAACAGCAAGTTTAGCCTGTTCGGTACTTCTATTCAGTGCACCTGTCGGTCTGCCCGTTGCTAACTTATGTCCTTTTTCAAATGGCATCTTTTTATTAATTTATATTATTTAAATATAACACAATGCTCTTACTTTGTAGTTGATGCGTATATATGTATATATAGATTAGCTCAATAGCGCTTTCCAAATAGTGATTAACATATCGAATCCAAATGATAGTATGTATAGTCCAAATAGCATTGCTAAGTAGAATGCCATCAATACCCATATTGGGTCTCTTTCTTTTTTATTCTCTTTCATATCTTTCTATTTTTTCTAATAACCACATTCCGCAAATATCTTCATCTTCATCTACTACTATAAGATGATAGTTGTATGTGTATGGTATTTGTTCAAAGTACATCTTCTTGTCCTTTATCCAATTCCAAGTAAACTCTATCGTTGGTAGTTTTGATATTTGTTTATCCATAAGTGTTTGTCCATTTCCTTAATTGGATTAAATTCTGCTAGTCCGCTTGTTTGCTCCGATTCTCCACCCATTTTCCAATTGATGATTTCATAGTTTCCTTTTCCACTCTTTGTGAATAACCAATCATCTCCATAATGTACTTTTAAATCATCAGGTATTTCTACATAGGATTCTTTATGTATCCCAAATACACAACCATAACAGTTTGGTCTATGTCCAATTGGTACTACTCCACCTGAACCTTCATATGTTTCATTGTATTGCCAACAACTAACTCCTGCTCCTATCATTCCTCTATCTGCTGTAATATATTCTTCCAATGCGTTTACAAAACTCCAATCCGTTTCTACATCATCATTAACAAAAAGAAGTTTGTCGAACTTTGCTAACTTCACACCTTTGTTCCATGCAGGGTTAACGTATGTATTCTTACCTTCTTCTATATAAACTAATTTATTACCAAAGTTTCTTGCGAATGGTTTGTTTCCATTATCTTCTTCCGAATTATCTATTAGAATAAACTCACCTACTGCCGGTTGTTCTATTAATTCTCTTATTGTTTTCCAAGCTGTTTTTCCTTTCCACATTGTGGGCATAATTACTGATATCATATTAGTCGATTTTAGATTTGTTTGTTATTCCCCCTCTTCCCATGTCATATTACGGGTATCAGGTTTGGGTTTAGTTTTTTTATTTGGTTTATCTTCATTGTGAGCGAATATCCAATAAGATAAGTCAGCGTTATTAAATACTGCTTCTAATCTTTCTCCCATTAATGCTCTCCACTCTTCCTTTGTTTTACATTTAAATGTTTTAGTAGCCATTGCTTTAAAGAGGGGACCTGTTGTTTTATATCCATCTCTTAACGGATAAGGCCTTCTGCCTGTTGTTGCTGGTCTTCTACCATTTGCTAATGCTTTCTCTTTATTGTAATCGTTTGCCCTTTTACTTCTACATTGCTTACATATGTTTGTTGCGAACTTATGCTTTTGGGCAATCTCTTTTGTTTGTCCGCAATGTATGCAAGTTCGTACTTCAATTCTCATCGTATGGATTATTTATAACTTCTTTTAAGTGTTGACGAATCTTTTTTACTGCTAAGAACGTTGTACTCTTACTTATCTTTATATCGTTTGCAACTGCATCCAATGTCCTATCACTCATCCAATACAACTGAAAGATTTTAGATGCTGGCCACATCTTAGTTGATTCTAAATGTTTTAGTTCACTCATTACGTCATCAAATGCTTTCTGAATGTTTATATCTCTATCTACATCATAAGGTATGTCGATTTCATCCGAGTGAACCTCTTCCTTTAAAATCATTTTATTGTTTCTTTTTTGTTTGTTTATCCAACGATGTTTTAAGAACTGCTGACAGTACATAATATTGTAGGAGTTTCCCCAAAAGATAGATGGATTGCATTTTTCAGCTAAATAAAGATAGAGGTCCTGCACTAAATCATCTGCAGAATCTCTATCCTTAGTTATATTCAATGCCATATTAAATAACCAATTGTGTGAATCAATATAAAGATGTTCTAATCTCTTATTACATTCGGTTAATAATAGGCTTCCACTAATCATTATTTTCTTTCTTTTACCCAATTATGTAAATGGTCTACTGCTCTTTTCCAATGTGCACCTGCACTTCCGCAAGTACATGGACGTGGTTCGTTTTGGCCTCTAACTCTATTAAAGTTATCCCATATATATGGTGCTTTGTTTTCAGGTAGATATGCACCAATTGAAGTTAGGGTTGCATTTAATTCCTGAAACTCTTCAAAACTTAATGGATGATACTTAGATTGTTGTACATCCGGCTTTAATTCTTCCATATTAATTTACTTTTTTTAATTTAGGTAATTTCATTTCTGATGGAACTTGTGGTTGTATCTGCTGATTAGGATAAATAGGATTTGCTAAATTAGCAAACTTCTTAACCAATTCCCAATGTGGGTGATTAGGTGAGAATGATATGCCCATGGCACCAAGGATTAATATTAAATCATTTACTGATTCTAAACGGGAGAAATCGATTAGGTAAACCGCCTTAGGGTCTACTTCAGGTTGTGTGTTTTCATTTGTAATTGTTGTAACTGGCATAATTGTTTTGTTTTATTTATAATTTAATTTGGTCACAATGACCGTTGTACTCTTTATTTGTTAATCTATTTAACCATTCCTTTCGCTCACAGCACCCACAGGAGTTCGATTTAAAGAACGTTCTCGCTATCCATAGTGCTATGTGTTCGCCTGTATTAAAAGTGATTATTTTAATCACTAATTCCAACCAAGTTCCTAGTTGTATTTTTTTTCTCCATTCTATATTCATATTCTTGTTGTTTTGTCATTCCTTTATTCCAAGCTATATTTCCTTTATTAGCTTTACTTACTTTATCTTTTGCTTTTTGTGTGTGCTTCCTGCCTACATTACATTTCTTCATAGCTTCTTTCCATTTATCAGATATTGTAATTAGACCCGTTTTCCACATATGATAATTTTGTTCCGAAGCAGTAGCCCATTCTAAATTCTCTAACCTATTATCATTTTTTATTCCATTAATATGATTAACACTATATTTGTTTTCTGGGTTTGGTATAAATGCTTCTGCTACTAATCTATGTATTTTATAATGAGCTACAATACCATCTTTAGATAAACATACTGTTGGATAATCTAAACCATTTTGTTGTTTCTTAGTTTTTGGTTTTAATATTCTTTCCGATTTACTACCATATCTATGATTTTTTGGTAAGGATTTAACGATACCATCAGTACTAATTTGATATAATCCTTCATAACCTTTTACATCTTTCCACATACTAGTTTGTTTTATTGTTTGATAATGCTTGACGAACTAATGCTGCAATAAAGCCTGAAAGTGTAAAGCCATGGCGTGAACAATACTCTTTTAAGTAACGATGCAACTCTGCATCCATTTGCACCATCTTATAATCTGATTTTGCTTTTCTCATATAACTTATTTTTATTTTAATCGTTTATTTAAACTCATTCCGCTTTTATGGAACTGATTAATCATTTGATATTCAATAGTTCTAAGTGTTTCTCTATCAACACCACCCATATCAATGATATACCACTTATGTTTATCATAGCCGTACATATCAAATGATTTATGTAGTAGCGGCATTACACCACTATTGTGTAGGTATTCTTTTTTATGTGCGCTCTTTCTATAACTGAAAAGAGTTTGTGTAGAACCTACATATACTTTTTGTTCAGGATTCACAATGTAATATATTGCTGAACGTGAATCATCAGCTTTAACATTCTCTTTAACCCATTCGTTACAATATCCTACCCACTTGTCCCAATTATTTTTATACCATTGAGTTTGATATTCTGGTTTAGTTTCTCTGAAATTTTGATTAACTATCTTTACACAGCTTTTACACTTTGGCTGTCTACAATCTTTGGATGCTGACATTTTATAATATTCAGAAAATGGTTTTGATTTATTACATTGATTACAAACTTTCATAGGTGCCATTTTATTTTTATAAAGTTAATAAAAATATTTGGAATTACCAAATATTCTATACACATATATATGATTTAAAAAATCGTTTCGTGAGTTTTATCCAAAAAATTTATCAAAAACTTCTTCTTCAAATACTGATGTTTTGATTGTATCCTTAACTAATGGTTGATTAAAGTACCTATACCATTCAGCAGGGTTCTTAGCTAACTCATGCCCAAACTTTGCATCTTCTGATAATTCAAAGTTAGGGTCTACTATTATTTCATTAACTACTTTTTTCTTATTATGCAAAGATTCCATTTTTATATTGTTTTAATTTGTTTCTATAATTAGTTTGTGCTGAAGTATCACCTGGCAAATACATTTCTAATAAATTATCAAACCCTCCATAATCTTCATCTATTTCTCTCATTACTGAATTGTATTTAAATCTACTATCTAAATCTACAAACTTTTGTATTACTTTATCAAGCATTTCATAACTGAAATTAACTTCTGTTTCATCAATAAAGTAATCAACTTCATTATTTTCTATTTCAGGTAAATCAGGAGCATTATACGCAGCAAGTAGTTTACTTTTATCTAATATACTTTGCTTTACTTTACTATTGTCTACTTTACTTTCCTTTACTTTACTTTGTCTATTATTGGTATCAATAACTTCATTATTGTTAACATTAACCCCACTCAACTTACTTATTGGTGAGTTATTACTACAATAATCCTTTCTACGAAGCAATACTGTATCCTCTAATCTTTTTGTAAATTTAGGACAATGTAAGTAACCATAATCAATTCTAAATAAATCTAACTGAATACAATAGTTAATAATATCCTTTAACTCATCAGCATCGCAATCATATTCAGATGTCAATAATTCAATGTTACTATCATCCCATTTAATTTCAAAGTATTCAGTATCACCCAATAATTCTAATGTGATAATATAAATTGAATATCCTAAGTGTTTATACTTCCTACGAAGTGCTTTAATCTTAATGTCGTTTCTCATATCACAATCGTGTGAGAAATAATCAACATTATGTTTTACAGGTCTTGCCATAATCTTAATAAAAAACCCCATTGAAAGTAAGAATCGCACTCTTACCTTCTCTGGGGTTGGTTTGGAATTTCTTCCGTTATCTTTAATACAATGTGCGATATTGTATGTTTTTTCTGAACTGAAACAAATATACTACAATTATTTTAAATTACCAAATAATATTCAGAATATCTGATTGACATATATAAATATCGTGAAAAAATAAAAACGAAAAAGCTTGGATTATTCAGGCGAATTTCGTATATTTGGTCTGTAATGAGAGATGAACTAACAAATAAGACTATGAATATGACAGACAAAGAGTTAAAAGAGCTTTACGCACAAATCCAAAAAGGATACGATGAACTGATGGAGAGAAACAGGCAAACCATCGAATGGATGAAAAGTGTGGGTTTACAAAAATAATTTAAAAAAAACATTTGTTATTATAGATTTTTCTTCGTACATTTGTTATAGTTAGAAAGAAGGACTTAATTAATACTGATAATTTATTACACTTTTTGCATCAGTGTCCTTCTACCTTTCTATATATCGATTGGTTTGTGCCATCTCCAATCGAATTTAATTTTGACCCCCATTGCGTTCTTGCTTTGGGGGTTTTTGTTTGCGCATAAAAAAACCCACTCTTTAGATGGGTTCTTTGTATTCGGCCGGTTATTCTCTATTTGCCTCTTTCTTCTAAATATTTTATCTCTACTCTTAATGCTGATACTTCTTCTACTAATTTTAGGATTTGTGCTCTCATTTCATCTTTCTCTTTAGATGATTGTTCTAGCAATAGTTCTAATTTGCTAATTCTAGTCTGACAATCCATTCGGATATATCTTTCATCATCTTCTTTATGTGTTGCTCTTTTCTCAAAGTATCTCCAAGCACTTGCTCCACCTAATGTGGTTATTGCAGTTATGATTACTGTGTATATATTTTCCATTACTTATTTGCTTTTGGGTGTCCTTTAGGTAACAAATCAAAATCAGTATCATACTTTGGATTTTCAGGTCTACCATTCTTCAGTAAGTATAAATAAGCATTTACTCTAGCGTATGCCCATTGTTCTGCTGATTTTACTGCCGGCGAATGTGATGTATTAAATGCACCTAATCCTCTTTGGAATACTGATTTAAGTTGCCCTAATGTAGCATTACCATTTTTTGTATTACTTTCCTTTTCGTTAAAGTCTTTCACTTTACCTTCCAATGTTTTCTCTTGCTCAGCGGTTACCTTTGCAGATTTACCACTTGCATCTCCCTTAGCTGTACCTTCACCTTTTGGATTAGGATTCTTTGTATCTGATTTAGGTGCTTTAGGTGATTCTTTTATACCACCTCTCGGACCTACTTCTGCTAATTCTTCTTTGTGATATAAAGGTTCACTATCTTCACTATGTACTTCACCAGTCATTAATCTACCATCAGGACCTTTATGTGTTGGACCTGTATATAGTTCACCATCTGCAGTATAA